ATGGGCAGATTATCTGTTCAAAGATGGCAGCATGATTGGACTTAACGATAAACTTCTTCAACAATACGTAGAGTGGATTGCAAACAGAAGACTTAAAGCAATTGGGTTAAAGCCCCAATACGATATTTCAGCAAACAATAACCCACTTCCTTGGACTCAGCACTGGATTTCTTCCAAAGGTCTTCAGGTTGCTCCCCAGGAAACAGAGGTAGAATCATACGTAGTAGGTGGTATTAAACAGGATGTTACCAAAAATACTTTCTCAGGATTCAAACTATGATGAATGGTGTGAACAGGAAATTATAAATGCCTATATTGAGGCAGCAGAATGTGATGAGTATTTGTTTGGTGATTATGACTATTGTAAAGAATGGGGAGTAGGCATAACTACTTAAGTGTTATAGATAGAGGAGGTAACACTCCTCTTTTTTATTGTGTCAAAAAATCAACTGAAGAAAGACGAATTTAAGATTCGTATTTTAAAATTAAAAGCGCAGTTACAAGATGATCCAACTTGGTATTCTAACCCCAAGGACATTGCTCATAAATATCTGAACAAGGTTCTTGATATGCTTGATGAGTACAGATATTGACTATGAAAACCCCTGGTTATTTGAAGGAACCCCTTTTTTATCTAAGGATATTAACGATAACTTCGGTTTTGTCTATCTCATTACAAATATACAAAACAATCGAAAATACATCGGAAGGAAATACTTCTGGTCATTTAGAACACCGAAAGGAAAAAAACGTAAAGTAAAATCAGAATCTGATTGGAAAAATTACTATGGATCTTGTCCGGAACTTAAAGAGGAAATTGGACGATTGGGTAGAGAAAATTTTAGTCGAACTATCCTATCATTACATAAAACAAAGGGCAAAACAAACTTTGAAGAGACCCGACAATTATTCGTTAATGGAGTCCTCACAGAATCCCTTGACATCGGAACACCTGCATACTACAATAGCAACATCCTCAACAGGTACTTCCGAAAAGATTATTATGGCAACAACGACTGAAGATATTGTTGCACATGTGCGAGAGTGGTCTCTTGAGCGTGCTGCAGACATGAGTATCCCAAAAGATGATGCTCGTGCTATTCTTGCAGAGTTTTATGAGTGGATTGAACCAGAAAGTGATGAACTTGAAATTGTTTCTCTAGAACCAGATAGTTGACAATCAAATCCTGAACTGGTATGATTGTCTTATAAACATGGGTTAGTAACTCAGTGGAATAGAGTAACGCTCTTCTAAAGCGTGAGTCGTAGGTTCGAATCCTACCTAACCCGTTGCTTAGATAAATAAATCTAAGCATTAAAAAACATATGTCCAACTGCACTAAATGTTCTTGTCTTCTTACTGAAGAAACTGGATTTCAAAGAAAATCTAGAAAATCTGGTTATCAATCTATGTGTCGTTCTTGTTTTAATGAGTATACGACAGAAAGGTGGAGAAAAAGAAAAATTGAAGCAGTAGAGTATATGGGTGGTAAATGTAAAGAGTGTGGATATAATAAGTATCTTGGAGCTCTTGAATTTCACCATTTAGACCCTTCAACTAAAGAAGCAAATTGGAATAAAATTCGTTTGTGGGAATGGTCTAAAATTAAAAATGAACTTGATAAATGTGTTCTTCTGTGTTCTAACTGCCATAGAGAGTCACACCAAGTTCAATAAGTCGATGTGGTGGAATTGGTAGACACGCGACGTTTAGGCCGTCGTGGGATTATCCCGTGAAGGTTCAAGTCCTTTCATCGACACTTGACAATCAAACTAAAATAGTTTATGATTGTCTCACAAGCGGAGTTAGTTCAGCGGTAGAACGCTATCCTTCCAAGTTAGATGTCGTCGGTTCGATTCCGATACTCCGCTTCCCCTTCTGGGGACATATTCCTCCTTGGCGCAGCGGTAGCGCAGATGACTGTTAATCATTTGGTCCCTGGTTCGAATCCAGGAGGGGGAGCCACGGGAGCATAGCTCAGCGGTAGCAGCGTCTGCTTTACACGCAGAATGTCGGGGGTTCGAATCCCTCTGCTCCCACTTGATAAATAAAAATAAAAAGAGTATAATGGAAAAACTATTCAAACTCTTGAGTGATGCTCAGTCATCACTTTTTGTTTTGTTTCATAAAACTTGGGCATTTCATTGGAATGTAGTTGGAGAAGATTTTACACAACTACATCAACTCTTTGGTGGTCAGTATGAGACAATGATTGAAGAGATTGATCGTCTCTCAGAGCATATGAGATTTTTGAATGTAAAACCTTTAAGTTCCCTTTCAAGAATGCTTGAGGTTACTCAAATTAAAGAAGCAGCAAGTTCAACTGGAGCAAGAGAAATGCTTCAGGAACTTCTTGATAATAACAATAAGTTCTATGAAATGCTTCAAGAAATTTCGGAAGAAGCAGAAGCACAAAAGCAATATGCTACTGCTAACCTTGCTCAAGATTTAATGGAATCTCATGGCAAATTTGTATGGATGTTAAGATCACATTTACAGTGATAAGGATGAATACCAATGATTATAGTAAGATGCAGAGATTGTAGTAAAGAATTAGCAAGTACACCAAAGACACAGGTTTGTGGTTGTGCTAATATGATGACCGTAAAAGGTGATAGTGTCACAGCAGTTGACTTAAGTAGAGTAATTATGGTAAACTCTACACAGAAAGAACAAAAGAATGTTCTTTCATCTTCAGATCTTGCTTATCAAGAAGCAAGAAGACAACGCAAAGTTCGTAAACTGGACTTTGAAATTCGTTGACAATTTGGAAAGGTGGCCGAGTGGTTTAAGGCGTTTGTCTTGAAAACAAAAGAGGTGAAAGCCTCCGGAGGTTCGAATCCTCTCCTTTCCGTTTTACAAAGTTTTTGTATCAAGACATTACAATATTAAGAAAACATTTAATGACTATATAACGATATATGAGAATCTAAAATGGCAGGATTTTATTTTCTAATGCTGACATTTGTTGCATTGATTGCATATGCTGGTTATGATGAAACCATGAAACTGGTTCATTACATGGATTTGCAAGTTAGATATGCTGCTGTTCGGGTTCAACTGAAATGGATGGGTTGGAAACTTAAAAGACAACTGATTAAGGATACAACCGATTTCCAAAAGTTTCTCAAGGAGTACAAAAATGACCAATAAAGAGCTGTCCGATCTTTCTCTGGAAAGAAAGGAATGCCCAAAGTGTGGTGCCCTCTGGATTAATGGAGAGCACTACTGGTCTGGAACAGGAAGAAAAGGAAATGAACTAGACCTTGCTGGTTTAGTTTGTAACAATCATGGTGATGATACTTGCATCAATCCATGTGTTGGTATGGAAGGTGGAGTAACATGGGAAAAGAGATTAACTGAACTGGGGCAGGATCATCCATGATGCACGAACAAGAAGAGTTGATTACCAGATCTGAGTGTCAGGAGATGATTGATAATGCAATACGAAGACATAATCGTAATGCTTCGATTATCTCAATGTGTGTTGGCTGGGTTGTTTTGTCTCTTTTTGCTGAAGGTCTGCTTCGACTCATTGGAGTAATACCACCACTACTACCATGGCTCAACATTACCCTGAAATAATAGGTATAGTTCTGCTTCTTATCTTTGCTGCTACGATGTTTTATCAAGGCACAATGATATTCAGAGGGCAGCGTGGTTATCGTCATTGTGAGCGTGAGAAGCAAAAAATGAACGATATGAGAAGACGTATAGAGGAGTTAATGAATCAAGATGACGACTGAAGAGTGGTTTATTTTCATTGACTTTTTCTCACACATGCTCTATATGTTTGTAGCATTTATGTGTGGACTTATTATTGGATACCTAGTTGGTTTTAGAAACGGAGGAATGTAATGTCTCATTTACTTGGTAGATTTCTTGTTGTATTAGCAATCCCTTTTGTGATTGCTACTTTATATGTTGGTTCAAAGAAAGGGAGTTATTATGATAGTGATAACTATAAAGGAAACGGTACGGCACATTAATGGGACACTTCGCAGCAGCAGCACTTAACAATCAAATAGTATTAGGCATTATGTGTTATGCCTTGATTGTTGTACCGATTATGGGTATCTGGGCGATTCATGAATATGGATGGCAGCACTGGGCACCATTTGACAAGGGTCACAAGAAGTAGTATAATTAGTGGGTAAGAAACAACGGGGTGTGGCGCAGCTTGGTAGCGCGGATGCTTTGGGAGCATTAGGTCGCAGGTTCGAATCCTGTCACCCCGATTGTCTAAATATGACAACTATGAAAGACATTCCTTTTTACACCGTGGAATACTGGCAAGAAAATTGGGACACTATGATTTCAAGAGTAGAGAATGGAGAAACTCTTGGAATAGAGGATGGGAAGAATAAAGCAGTTATGGTTCCTGCAGATGATGAACTTTTCCGAATATACACGGAAAACAATAACGAAGCATCGTAGTTCATCTGCGGGAATGTCGCCTATTGGTTAAGGCCCACTGCTTATAACGGTGTGAATCGGGTTCAATTCCCGACATTCCTATTGGAGGTTTCGTGCCTGTGAAGAGGAAACTCTGAGGCTGTGTAAATCCTCCATCTGCTCCTTTAGCAATCTGGTGAATGCACCGAACTCATAATTCGGCTAAGGTGGGTTCGATCCCCTCAAGGAGCACTAGGACAGAACTTCTTCTGTCCATCTTGACTTTCACAAGTCAAAACCTTATAATAACAAGGTCAACATTCAAAACAATGACTCTTACAGCAAAATTCAAGAAAGACGTTCAAACCCTTCGTGGTGCAGCAAATGGTGATTTCTATCTTGATGTAAAGAATCCGAAACTTTACAAAAAGGTTCGCCGCTACTATGAAAACGAGGGTGTAGTATTTTCTGGTGATCCTATGGATGACTATGAAATGCTTATGGAATATGTCGCTGGTGATCTTGAATCTGTTGAGGTTGCATGATGAAAGTAATCAGGAAACCAACTGTTCTTATGGAAAGGTTTCCTTATCGTTATGTCCAAGTTGGCACCTTGGAAATCAATGGGAAACCTGATTATAGAATCCAAAAAGTAGATTCCTATACTGGTCATTATCGTGACATGTATCTTTGTGATAATGAAATGCAGTTAATGACTGCTATGGAAGATTATGATTATACATGTTGGTTAGACCCAGATCGTGTTCCTTGTTATGTGAGAGACGATGATGAGGATTAATTATGTTTGAACTAGATGATATGGAACTGATGCAACTTCAGTTTTGTATGCAACAAACTAAAAAAATGATGTCGATGGGAGGAGAAATCCGCCGCCATGCTTCTATCACTCAAAAGATTGAAGAAGAAATGGAACGACGCAAACAAGCAACTGGAGCATATACTCCTGAAGGGGTTAGTCGTCAGTTGGAAGAAGAAATTAAACTTCTTTCTAAACATATTAAATAGTCCCGGGACGACTTAAAAAGCGCACTGGTCGGGAGCAAACCCCTTATGGCAAAATCTAATGTATTCCGATACATTGGTAATATTCTCCTCTTATCAGGTTATTTTTTCCTGTTATGGGGAGATATGAAAATAGGACTATTTGTAAAATGTATTGGGAATGTCTTTGTCGTTCCCTTTGCTATCAAATATAAGTTCTGGGATATTCTTTTCTTATGTGGTTTTTATGCTGCTATTGAGATACCAAAACTAGTCCAACTTTTCCTAGTTAAGTAAAACTAGGTGGTGGAGTCAAATGACCCCTTATGAGTTTACGTCATCTCTCAAATGCCGTTGGTGCGGATGGGACTCTCTCCCGCCCAGTTTCTTGCTTCTGGTCAAAGAGCAAGTGGCGAGCCTGCATAATACTGAGCGAGGAAGGTTGCATAAACCTTCCTTTTTTTGTATAATACATAGTATATGAATTTTTCATTCTTATGAGCGATTATAAAAAAACAGCACTCGTACTTGGTGCTGGTGGCTTTATTGGAAGTCATATGGTAAGACATCTACGTTCCGAGGGATATTGGGTTCGTGGTGTAGATGTAAAGTATCCAGAATATTCTATATCAGAAGCGCATAGTTTTATTCAAGGTGACTTGACTGATTTCTCTGTTGCAGAAAAATCTGTTGAATGTAATGAAGAACCTTTTGATGAGATTTATCAGTTTGCTGCTGATATGGGTGGTGCTGGATATATCTTCACTGGAGATCATGATG